TTTGACTTTCGAACTTGCTTCTAAATTCTTCAAGTTTTCTTTTCTTTTCGCTAACAGGACCAACCTCCTGCTTCTCCTTCCCGAATCGCTGAGCTTCTTCAGTAGCCGTCTCGATCGCATTATCAGTCTCCTTAATGTCTTTTAAGATCTGTGTGACTTTAGATGATTTATCATCCTCCAATGTTTTTATATATGTTTCTTGAAGATTACACTTTTGTTTTGCAACATCTATCTCACCTTCTATAATTCTTTTATCGTTTTCTAATTGTGTAAGCTTGCCTTTAAGTACAGCATTCATGCTTGTAAAGATACTGATGTCTAATATATCCTCAATAATCTCTCGCCTAGCACCCAAGTGTAACTGCATGAAAGGTGTAAATGAGGCACTACCTAACATAACAATTTGTGTAAAAGACTTGTAATTAAGTTTTAGAATATTCTCTTCTAGATATTTTTGGAAGTCTCTTATGTTAGCATTCTTATCTAACAAGTCTCCATTAATTGTAATATCAAATACTCTAGGTTGTAGTCCTCTCTTAATAGTATAGTTCTTTGTGCCTATACTAAATGCTATTTCTACTAAACAATTCTTGCCATTAATAGTATTAATAAGTTGGGGCTTAGATACATTCCTAAAAGGTTTATTAAATAATGCAAATGTCAAAGCATCTAATAATGTAGATTTACCTGAACCGTTCTCACCTATAATTAATGTACTAGGAGACTTTGTAAAATCAATCTCTGTATAAGCATTACCAGTCGACAGGAAATTTTTCCATTTAATATTTTTAAATTGTATCATACTGTATCTTGTGCCTCGATGTATAGGCTCTGTAGTAAATTTTTAATTCGTTGTTTGTCTAAATCTGTTTCAACAACATCAACATATTCTTTTAGCAATGTCATTGTATCTTCTAGATCTATTTCCTCACCCAATGCCTCATCCTCAAACTCTGAGAAGTCTTCAATAATTTTTAGATCAATTAGATTGCATGTGTATAATTTGTCTACAAAGACATCAAACTTTTTATAGTCTGTCTTTTTATTTACAATTAGTTTAACATTAGAACCAACGACACTAGTAAAATCAAAATTGCTAATGGCATTGCTCCCCTCGAAATCTGAATCGTCGTAATAAATCTTGTGGAAGATTCTAAACGGGTTGTTGATGTACTCCAAATCTCTTTTAACCGTGTCATATATGGCGAAACCTCTAGGGTCTTTATAGTCAGACCAAGTGATTTCATAAGGGTTGCCCATATATGTAATATTCCCTCTGCTATGGCGATGATGGAAATGGCCACTGACCACAAGATCAAAGTCAACAAAAGCGTCAGTATCCATGCCATGGAGATTAGGCATTCCAGGAAGAAGGAAGTAACCTGCGAACTCGAAATGTCCGAAGCAAGTCTTTGCGTCAGATTCTTTAATTTTGGCCATAGTCCTGTCATAATTCTCACCACATATCCATGGAAGGTAAAGTACCTTCTCTCTATCTAACATTATTTCTGTTGGTTCCTGATATAATGTTATGTTGTTATATTCTCCTAACAATAAGTCAGGGCTGTTTACATCATTTGTATTTTTAAAATAGGTATCATGATTACCTGGAATCATGTGTATGTCTATACCTAAATCCTCTGCCTGTTTAAAGAAGTATCTTTTACAGGACTTCAATGTATTAAAATTTATATACTTTCGTCTATCAAATATGTCACCCAAGTGGCATACAGTTTTAATATCATGTTCTTTTAAATAAGGAAAGAATGTTTCGTCATAAAACTTAGCAAAGTAAGCATCGAAAGCTAGACTATCACTTCTGGCACCAAAATGGGTGTCTGTAACTAGAGCTACTTTCATAAGTTAGCCCTCGTATATAGCGCTGTTAGCCCCGTGTTCCCTAACTTCACATGAGACAGCATAACATCTGCCGTCTGTCAAGTTACTTACTAATTCATCTGCATAATGAAATGCTTGTTCTGCAAATTTCTCACAACCAACACCATTCATTACTACTACTTCTGACAATCCTTGTTCTTCTAGTTTAAGAAATGTTCCCATCTCAGGATCGTCTTTTGCTACTGCATGTTTGTGATCAAAAGAATCTTTCAACCACTTTTTTAATTCCTTTAAGTTGCCAAAATCTACTACCCAATTCTTGTCGTCTAATTTCTCACAACCAAACTTAAAACTAAAAGATAAAGCATATCCATGTAATAAACTGCAATGACTATGTAAGGCCAAGGGTTGTCTAAATACACATGATAAGCCTTCCTCATGTCCATATGTTTTTGTAGATAAATATTTAAATTTTCTCATTCATTAACTCCTGATATATGTTTGTTGCCGAGAAGTATTGTGTCTTCAGCGTGTCTCTATTACTCTTAATTGCACCTTGTATTTCAGGTGAATTAAAATTTTCCATCATTGTTTCTATCTTGCCTAATAGAATACTTTTATTGTCTTGATATCCTTTCCAGTCTTTTGTAAATTGCGTAGGGTACTTAAATATATCCTCATACATTTCTACATAAGATAGTCTATTAGGAACAAGAGGCATACCTCCTGCCATTAGTATTTCATAACAGCTAATGCCTAATGTTTCTTGTAAGTTTGCTGAGAATACCATCTTGGATTGTTCAAGTAACTGATTATATTCAACCTTAGTTAAATTATATTCGTTACAATTAATCCATTTATATTGTGGTAATTCTTTTTCTAAATCTTTAAATATACTTAGTTGTTTCTCAGGTGCATCTCTGTGAGGGAATAAAATAATATTGTCTTTTTCTATTCTACCTGCTTGTATGTAGTTACCTAAGTACTCCATAGGCCAGCCTGTTCTAACAATTTTACTATTAATATATTCTTCGTCTGAAGGATTAAAGAATGTACTAGCAAACATTTCTATATGAAAATTACTAGCAAAATAATTTTTATCTATAGCATCGAAGAAAGCTAATTCTGTATGTCTAACCCAAGGTTTATTGCCTATCTTTCTACCTAAAAAATCTTGTGGATCATAACTGCCTGCATGCCATAGTGCATGTATTGTTGCATCTATCTGAAATAGATCTAACATATATTTAAGATTAATTATACCTGGATGCCAAGCGTCTGCAAAAACAAAGTGATCTCCATTCTTAATCTGATTATTATTAAAGTACTCTGCTAACAATTTTACTTGTTCTGCTTTATAAATGTTTGTGCCTGCAAAGTTTAAAAAAGCACCTGGTGTTGTGCATGCTGCTATTTCTTCTGGACCTTCAATAACTGTAATGTCTTGTCCAGTCTCATCTGCTATTTGCTGAGGGAATTCTGTTTTCCATTGGGCAGTATATCTAGTTTCTACATATTCTAAATCAACTAAATAAATCATTTTCTATGATGCCTCCGTTTTCATTATCCTCAAATACTTCAACTCTAACAGCTCTGTTAGGATACTTCTCTTCTATATAATTTATAAGTGATTCGCCAATCATTTCACATGATTGGTGGTCTAGTTTAATTACACCTTGATCAAAAGTTCTTTCTAGTTCACGCTTAAATTGTATGAACTCTACATCACGATCGTTATGTGTAACTCCTAATGTAATATAGAAATGGAACATGTGCCTATGAGGATATCCTAAGAAGCTAACATCATCCCAATCGCCTGTAGCATATTTAGGATTTGTATCTGCTCCAGGGAAGAAGTGTACTCCTTCTTTCTGAAAGCTTACTTTTATATAGCGTTTACGGTATGCCTTGTTAGCCATGTTGGTTCCTCTCTGTTTGTATATTTAGCAAAGTCAATTTTATATTTGTTGTAATACCTACGATAAGAGTTGACTACACTCTCACCTTTTACATCATCAGGCATTGCTAGTGGCAAGCCTTTTACATCTGCTGTATCAGCATGTGGAATATTCTTAGGTGCATACCTAAGTAAGTGTTCTAATTTTTCTTGTGTTAAGTGTAACCTACCATACCTGTGAGTATATTCTTTACATAATTTAAACCATAGATCATATAGATAATCGTAATTGGCATTACTATTTCTAACCCACAAACCATCTGGATGGTTGACATGACTGGCCTTGTATAAAGTAGACTCCATGTTAGAGTTTGGATGTCGCCACCTTTTAATTTTTCTACCTTTGTCTGTAAGCTCTCCATATAATTCTCCGTCTAAGTACCTATGTGCTGTAGACATAAGCTGTGCATATTCAATTACCATTTTAACAACATGTTTATCACAATGTTGTTCTGCACACAACAATGGATTTTCATTAAGTAAAAATATATTCATTCAAATAAGTCCTCTAAACTACTAGGTGCTTCTGTGCCTACTGCCATTGATTTCATACTACCACCTAAGTACTGGTTATTTTCCCAAGCATCAAACTGCTCACGATTAGTTACATTATAGAGGTTCCTGAACTGTCCGTCAAGTTTCATCTTACCCGTAAACTTCAATAAGGTTTCTTTGTCATTCATCATCTGTTCTAGATGCCCCATAAAGTTTCTAATGGACATAAGGATAAATGCTGTTCTAACATAGATCCATTTGTTTAAATTGCCATATTTCTCTTTTGCCTTCATGCTAGGTGTGTTCATAATGGTGTGAAATTCGTCTAATTCTACGCCTAATTGGATCGTTTCCTGCACATTATCGTACATTTCTCGATACAAATTAGACATTTTTCTACTGAACTTAGTTGTGCCTTGTCCCATGTAGTATAAACCTGTCTCAACCGCCCTG